GCCAAGGATGCGGTTTTCAATCTGCGATACCCTGACAATGGTTTGTGATGTTTCTGACCAGTTCTTTCTTAATTCCAAGAAGTACGCATCAACCGCTTCTGCAATGGCTGCCTTGGTATTTGACCAGTTGTGACCTTCTTCAAAGGTTACCGTGGTCTTGACCTCAATACTGACAGGTAATGCACTTGCAACACTGACTACATGACCGATTGGTGCAAGTCCGTAACCTTCCCCGGCATTTTCTTCCGGGTCAAGTGTCTGCTGAACGTATTGAACAAGCGTTGAACTTGCTTCACCGTAATCATCAGAATCAGTGATGACTACATGAACAGTACCGCCAACCGTCAGTTTCTTGTCCTTGGCTGCATTATATACGGCATCAAGCCACGGTTTGACTGCTGCCGGAACTGTTGAAATGATTGATTCATACCAGTTCTTGACCACTGTACTGACGATCATGTCAGCGGGTCTAATGTCACCATTCCAAACACGCTTGACCTTACATGATCCAACACCTTCAATGCCTTTGACCTTTGCCATATAATCAGCATGATTACCACCAAAGGACTGTTCATTGAAACTGTCAAAATAACGCTGTCTGAAAACTTCTGTATCTTCTTCATCTTCACCGGGAATAAGTACGCTTGTCAGGCTTGCCGTCTGCAATCCGTCAATATATTCCATTGGTATCATATCCCCAAGGTACTGATTGCCAACAACACCTTCTGTTTCACACTGAACCTTGTATGTTCCCGGTGTGATCTGTTCAGTCACAACATAGTTGATTTCACCAATGTTGAAACGCTTTCCAGTAACATCAATGTTTGTTGGTGTAAACTCACCCTGTAAGATTGCCTTGGTTGCAGGTTCAGGTGAAAGTCCCCTGTCCTTTGCAAGTAAAATCAGAAATTCCCTTGCAGCAGTATCACCGTATGAATTTTTTATCAGATATTCCAACTCAATGTATAAAATCTGAAATTCAATGGCTGTTGAACTATGCAGATCGTAAACAGGGGATGACGGTCTTTTGTCAATTTTGTCAGATACCCGGTTCATCATCCTTTCAAGGATAATGTCATAAGTCTGATCTTCATACATTCTAAATCTTCACCCCCTTCTCTGCTTTAATATCACCGTAAATTGTTTTTACGGTAAAATAGGCATGAACCACACCTTTGACCGTCAGGTCAAATTCAAAGTCGGTCACGCCCGTGATTCTTTCATCAACGGCTAACGCTTCACTGATTCTGCGTTCTAATTCAGGGCAAACCCAAGTGACAGGTTCACCATACAGGTCAAGTGTTTCAATACCGTAATACCACGGATATATGATGTACTGATACCTTTCTGTTTGCAGTGTTCTGAAAATCATCTGCTTCATGGCATCCTGTTCATCCACAAGACCCCTGACTGAATCACCGTCTAAATCCATTTTATAAGTTAGGCTTGGCTGTGTTTCAATTTCAAAATCTTGGTCAAGAAAACCAACTGTTGAAGGAATCATTTGCCTATCCTATCCACAACAATGAAGCGTTGACCTTCTTGCTGTCTTATCAGGATAACTTCATCACCAACCGCCAAGCCATTGTGAATGATGATCTTCTTTTTTCCTGTAATTTTGTGAGTATGTGCAAGGTTCTTTGACCCCGTGTTCAAGTCAATGTTGTCACCGCTGCCATTGTCACCTTTTACAGTGTGGTTGTGGGTGGAAAGACTGCTTTCAGAAGTCCAGTCAACTGTTACCATTGTGCTGAAATCCGTCACATTTCTTGAAAGAATCAACTGTTTTTCACCAAGTATCATCTTCTGTTCAACATTGATTTTCAGCGGTGAAGCACTCACAACTTCACCAAAATATACATTTACGGGTTTCCCCGCTTCAACCGCTTCAACGGCTGCCCTTTTCAGGGTATCAACAAGTTCATTTGCATCAGGCAACAAATTCACCCCCTCTAAGTGTCAAATCCATCCAATGTTCACCTTCCTTGTAGGTATGCTTGCATTTTTCAACAAGCATCCAGTTTTTCAGTTTTACATCACCAAGATCAAGGTTGATGACAACCATTGAAC